ATCACCCACTCTCATTTTTTTTCTCCATTTTTAATTTATCCATATCCAGAGCATACGAAGCCTGTACTCTCATCATACATTTCATCAATGCCTTGGCGGAAAATTTCGTAGCACGATCTTTGGTGTGTTTTATAAAAGGCAAACCACAAGCCATGCAAATAGTGTTTTCAAGATTTCTTTTTGAAAAGATACTCATCACACCATATTATCCCATAGTACTTTATATTCCTTTCGCAGTTTTTCTGCATCGGGTTTTTGCGGGCGTTGAGAACGCTTATACATAACTATCGCTATAATTATGCCGATTGGCGAAAAAATTAAACTGCAAATCAGGAATGTAATTACTCCAACTTGCCATGTCTTAACCATGGTATTATTATACCTATACACCTATATATTTGTTTAGAACAGATTAGAACAAATCAAAGTCTTGGCATATAACCCAAACAATACCTTCTTTTCACTCATTACAACCCTAGTACCCCATCCACTTTTAGTCAAAGTGTGATAATTCTCTCTCTCAGCGGCATCAGAAAGTAGAAACCAGTCACCCTGTAGGGTCTTGATTCTTTCCAATAATTCCCTATAATAAACAACAACCTTTCTATCACAAAAAGCCAAATTATTCAAAGAATAAGCATGATAACGCCAAGGTGGATCAATCAAAAAGAATGTCGTAGGACTATCATACTTGTTTATAGTTTCCATAAAGTCCATATTTTCAACTATGGCATTTGGAAAATGCTCTTTACAGTAATTATTCGCATATTCGGATTTGTCATTTAATATCAGGTTGAGACCTGATACATATTCAGCAGTTCTTCCAAGTCCACTAAAAGGCTCAACCCACGTATTATACTTGCTCATATTCGGAACTTGTGCTACGATGTGTTTTGCAGTATGTTTAACGCCAGCGTAGCCGCCAAAATGCCTCGCACCCCACGAATCGACCATATGTTGGTATGGTTATATTTGACATATAAATGTTACCAAGAAAAATTTTGCTTCGCAAAAAACGACTTAAGAGGGCTACCTTTATGACACAAGAGGTAATCCCTGACAGTCAATATACAATATACGTGGGGTAATATTAACGTTTAGTGTCCGTTTTCCAGTTTATCTTGTTTTGTTTTATCTTCGGCTAGAAACGTAAGTTTCCAAAACGTTCTTTTGTGTTTAATAGGTATGTTTTCTGGGAGTGTATTGGAAAACCTAGATTCAAACCATCTAAGTATGTTTAGATAGTCCTCTGCTTCTAATTCGACCATAAAAAATAGTATTTAAACCCATTTAAATACATTCAGTAATAATGAGCCACTTTTCTATACCAGCGACTGTTTATTCTGAGTTTTGCATTACAACATGGGCATCTGTTACCTTCTGTTCTGAAGAAGACCTCACAAATAGTACATCTTTTAATGTCTTTTGCGTAGCCTTTTGACTTGATTTTTGTTCGTAAACAAACGTCTTTGCAACAATTCATCATTATACAATAGTGCTACTTCTATATAAATCGTGCCTAGGTGGTTAGTTACTCCACTCCACCCAATTCTCAGGGTATGCAAACTCACACTACTAGGCAATTACCAAATCTTTATATGCTTTAAATATATTCTTGATTATATGTCATTTGAAGACGAATTCCCTAAGAAGGAATTTCAGGTAAAGAGCAAACCAAAATGTACTTGTTCTTCAGGCTCTTGTGAGATTCATAAAGCTAAAAAAGAAGAGTGCTACTGTGATGGCTCTAGACACCCATCTTGCCCTATACATAGGTAACAAGATTTTAACACTTTTTTAACAAAGTTTATTAATCACCATACGTTGAATTATATATGGGTGTTAGAGATTATTTTAGTAATGTAGCCAAATCTCTTATAAACATTAATAAATCTCAGACCGAAGGTACTATACGACCTAGTATAACCACGCCCTATATGTCTACAGATAGTGGTGCTAAACTACCTATTTTCCCCTTCCCCCTAATGATGCTTTATGAGTTAGCCGATAACATTGATGCATTGAGAATACCTATTGAGACTTTGAATCGTGAAATGTTCAAAAACGGTTTTGAAGTAGTAGAACGTTGGAAGTACAAGTGTGAGAATTGTGGTAAAGAATTCCAATATGCCCCACTTGTAAGTGAAAGACCAGATGATCAACCATTTGAGCAAAATCAGGATAATGCTGGTAATGCAATACCAAAATCAAAGGCTAATATTGATCAATCTGCTATGCAGTGTGATACTTGTGGTAGTGATAAATTAAGAAGACCAGTTCCAGAACACAGATTGAAATTAGAGAACCTAATGAAAAAATCTGTAAACGGTAACGGTCAGACATTAGAGGATTTATCTAGACAATTAGAAAGAGACTTGGAAATAGCTGATAACGCATATCTATTGTTATTAAAGAGTTATAGTATTAGTGATGCAACTGGTAAGATCAATCCAAATGGTACGGAAATCAAAGAATTGCTTAGACTAGACCCACCACAAGTAGCAGTAATATGTGATAGTGATGGTAGACTAGGATATAATGATAAACATGAGCCAATATTCGTATGTCCTCATTTTGAACATCGTAGAAAGAGATTAAACAAACCATTATGTGAAGTTACCACTGATGGAATTCATTCTCAACCAGTAGAGGCTCTAAAGGCTATTATTGAAGTTAATTCTGTCTATTCTATCGGTACACCACAGCCAAAAAGCGTTATTTATGGTGAAGGTGAAGTAATTTGGAAGGCTGGTAAATACAAACCATCTCTAGTTTATGGATTTTCTCCAATTTATGCTATATGGTCTAAGGCTATGACTTTATCTCATATGGATGAATACGTTAGAAAGTATTTCGATAAAATGAGACCACCAAGAGGTATGCTAGTTATTGCAAGTAGAAACTATGAGACATTTAGAAAGTCTTGGAACGAATTAGAACAACGAGCCGCTGAAGACCCCTACATGATTCACCCACTTATGGTAGAATCTGATAAAGGTGGCAAAAACATGGCTCAATGGTTAGACTTTACTGGTTCGTTGAGAGAATTAGAATTCATTGAGGTTAGAAAAGAGTTAAGACAGATGATTGGTGCTATTTATGGTGTTTTACCATTGTATTATGGTGAGATGGTAGGTGGTTGGTCACAAGAGGGATTACAAGTTACTATTACCAATAGGGCAGTAAAGTGGGGTCAGGATATACTTACAAAGGCATTTTTCGACAAAGTTGCAGAGACTTTGAACATTGATGATTGGGTTTTACAATTAAAAGCTGGAGAAGAGAACGATAAATTGAGAGATTTGCAAACTCAGGGTGTTGAAATACAAAATATGGCAATACTACAACAAATGGGCTTTGAAATTACAAGAACACATACTGGTGAATTTAAAGTGAGTAAAAATACAGCCATGTCTACAGAAGAAATGATGAGAGCCGATGCAGAAGCTCGTTTAGGTAGGGGTAGAGGAACTGCTTCACCTAAAGAAGGTAGACAAAACATGCAAGGTGAACCTAAATTAGGTAGACCATCTGATATTGGTGGCGTGGCTGGTGGATTCCCTGCTAGTGGTAGTGGCACAAGTATGTCAAAAAAGAGTTTTCCTGATGGAATTACACCAACAAACTTTGAGGTTGTCAAAAAAACACTACAAACTGCGATAGATTTTAATTGGACTAAGGGTAAAACCATAGAGGAGTTGAGAAAATTCGCTGGTATGACAGTTAGAGATGCTAGAGAACTTGTTAGAAATGAGTTTGATGTAGTGAAAAAATGGGAAGATGACGAAGAAGAGTAATGGCAACCAAGTTAAATGTTAATACTGGTGGTGACGATATAGGAAAAAAACTATGGGATCGTCATCAAAAGAACGAATTTACAAGAGTTAATCACTATAAAGAAGCAGTTTGTCTGAATTGTTTGAAAAAAGATGTTGCCGCGGCTACAATCGCTACTATATGTGGTGACTGTGCTGGTAAAAGAGGTAGAGAGGCATTGTTAACCACGGTTTCTTACAAACATTATGGTCTTTGTCTGTTTTGTGGTCTACATAAATTCGCACTTGAAGAAATAAATGCTAGATTTTGTATGTCATGTCATAGAAAAATCGCAGATGTAACTAAAAAATACAACACTAGTGGTGGTATGATGGGTAATGATCCATTCTGGAAGCATTTAAGAAAGAAATATGGTAAAGACTTTCAGGAAAAATTCAAGCAGGGTTGGGCTCAGAGAGCACGAGATTAACTCTATCTCTAATAAAATCATAAAATCTATGATTATAGTTTATTTTATACTTTCCTTTCTTCAGATCACCGTAGAATCTGTCTACTTTAGTTTCATAAAGTGGACTTCTAAGAAATCTAGGTCTAAATAATAATTTACCTTTTTTAACATCGAATACTGTGTCATTATGTTGTATTAATTTAGTTAATTCTTTTAATTCTTCTGGTAAAGTACCGTTTCTAGCATGAACTATTGTTTTATTCATATTGATTCGTTCTTTATCTTCATTTGTCTGTGTTACTAAAATGACTTTAAGTTTTGGAACTATGTAAATATCTATTAGTTTTGTATGGTGAAGTGGATCATAAATATAATCCTTATTAATCTTACTATATTCTTTAAATGTTTGGTATATATAGAAAGAAGTCGCCAAGGCGATAATTTTTAAGTAAGGATATTATATTAACGTTATGGTAGATGCTGTTTTTATCGAAGAACTTGTAGCAAGAATACTACCACCTGTAGTGGTTGCAATAGGTGCTGGTTGTGTAGCATATATACGAAAAATGCAAAAAGTTCATGACGATCTATGTAAAAAAGTAGAAATGCTACAAAAAACCATTATTGTTTTAGCAAAAACCATAGATAATCAAGTAAAACGTGATCATCCTAACAGTGCAACCGAATTAGATGAACTCGTGCGTGAACTGCTCAGTAAAGATTAAATAAGGAAGGGTTATACGGTTAAATTACAATGTCAAGCGAAACATTAGCGATTGTTGCCCTCGTGGCAGCAAGTATTGGTGCAATAGCCAGTACCATTCAAGGTTATAAATCCTCGAATGGTGAAAGTTATTCTCCAAGAAAACTAGCATCTGCACTCATATCTTCAGTGTTCTTTGCCTTCGGCATGGTTAACATTGTAGGTCTGCAAAGCGTAACAGATAATGTTGGTTTAGTGGGTCTATTCGTTTCCAACGCCCTATTGGGTTATGGAATTGATAAGGCACACGCAGTTTTGGATAAATAATCCAAACTACACTTCCTTTTTTATTACTACTAATCTTTAAATACACGTTAGATAGATTTATATACATGGCTAACGAGCTGTTTTTCAACACTCTGGTAACGAAGTCTTTACAACCTATATCAGGTAATGAAAGATTCTTCGAGGGTTATCTAACCGTTGAGGTAAAAGATAAACAGGGTGAGGTTACAATAGTTGACGAGCTCATCAAGGTACTGCCAATTTGGATGGACAGGGGTGCACCAATCACGGATACTCACAGTAACCGAGTTATTGGTAAAGGTATCAATTACCAAAAAACCATCTACAAAGCAGTTGATGGACAAGAATATCCAGCCATAAAAATCATTGGAAAGATTCATAGTAATTATGAGTTAGACAATGAAATCTGGAGTAGAATAAAATCTGGAGAATACAAAGGTCTGTCATTCGGTGGGGCTACAAAGAGCAATAGAACGCCATTCAGAATGAAAGACGGTAGTATTGCATATCAACTGAGAGATCTCGAACATTATGAGGTTGCAGTTTGTAAAGATCCAGCAGTGCCTTTGGCATTGATAACTGATTTTAATCCTATAGCAAAGGCTATGGCTGATAAAACAGAGGTTCACTCAGAAGGTAAAATGTTAATCAGATGTAATAACTTTGGCTGTCTGGTAATGAAAGGTGATGGTGAAGAAGCAAAAGAAGTCATAGAACGTGAACACGAATTAAAAGGTGAGAAACCAAGTGAAGAAGAGAAAAAGATACACGAAAAAGTAGTTGAAGAACAAGAAAAAGAAGATGAGGAAGACACCAAAAAAGCTATGGTAGAGGTAGATGGTGATGAAATGGTTATTAAAGTAAATCTAGGAAAGCTTCGTACTTTCCAAGGTAAGGTTAATGCATTAAAAAGAGAAGGTAAAAATGAAGAAAGTGCCAAGAAGATAGTTGGTGCATTTGTTCAACATGAAAAATCATTAGATCCTCAATCAGTACAAAGTGGAGATAGGGGTCTAGGTGCTGATCCAATAGTTCAACAAGCTGACTCCCAACAGGTCACCAAGAAAGAGGTAGAATCTCAAGCAAAACAAGATAAGAGAAGAAAGAAATCTGCACAATTATATAAATCTACCGCAATCTATATAAACCAACTTATTAAAGATTTAACAACGACATGGTAGATAAAGAATCCGAGAAAAAAGTCTCTCCTTCCGAAGAGGAAGAGAAAGACGAAGAAGACGAAGACAAATCGGAAGAGAAAGAAGCCAAAAAATCTTTTAGAGAAGCAATCAAATCCAACTTTGAGGCTGTGACTGAAGTAATTCAATCACTAGCAGAATCTCAAAAAGGAGTTACCGAGACACTTAAAAGTGTTGAGGAACGATTGAAGGCTCTAGAGAAACCAACAGATTTCCCACTGAAGCCATCAGGAACAAGTGGAGAAGATGTAGGTGCAGATGTGAAAACACCAGACGAATACAATGCTA